CATGAAAAATGAAATTGCAGCACTCGCAGCCTGTCTGGCAGCACCCGCGGCCGCGTTAGCCGCGTTAGCCGCGGCACTAGCTACTTCGTTAGCCGCGGTCACGGCACCATCCCCAACTACATTCGCTACATCAACGACGGCCCCTACAGCTTGGTCGAGACCATCGAGGATTGCGTCACCCGCTTGTTTGAGTAAGTCTGTGACATAGTTACCCACCCTATTAGCCGCATCCGCTGCGGCACCATCCACCTGACCGATAACCTTATCACCGAAGCTACCTACTTCATTACCGACACCCACAACAGCACCACCCATTTGTCTGGCCCCCTCTATCCCAGCGCTACCCAATTTAGTGACAACCTTCTTCCCGGCATTTTCAACTTCACCGACAGCCTTTTTACCGGCCCCCGTTACATTACCAATCAGTTTTTTGAAAACTTCCTTTATTTTACCCATAAACATGGGAATCATTTTCAATAATAACTTCATCACAATTTTGAAGGCTACCTTTGCGTACTGTATAATGTTAAGGACTAAGGCTAGTATAAAGTCGCGAACACCTTTGACTAGGGAGTTGTAAAAATTTTTTAGGATCTGTTCTGGATCAATCATCGATCTAGTTTTTAATAGTACTACGACCGTAGATACACATAAAGTTGATAAAAGGGCTACTCCGGTTATCATCTTTATTACTATTTTACGGTTAGAAAAAAAACAGTCACCAATTCGTTGGATTCATTTGGTTCTGTAGATAATTTCCTGCAGCATTCTTCAAAACCAATTTTGTGGATTCGCTTGGTTCTGTAGATAGTTTTTCGCAGCATTCTTCAAATTTGATATTGCACCACCAACCTCACCCACTGCTTTTTCCCCCGCACCTGCTATCTTGTTACCGACATCCTTAACACCATCAACGACGGCACCTGTTGCTTTCTGCCCCGTTTTTGCTATACTTTTCCCCGTGTTTTCACCAACATCACCAATTTGTTCACCAACCTTTTGACCAACCCCTGATATGTTGTTAAAGACCTTTGTGATCGCTTCGAAAATTTGCTGTATAAATCCGAGTATGATTTTGAGTAGTTGCTTGAAGAGGTCTAAAAGAATTTTTACAAGTTTTAGGAATAGTTTTTGGATGTATTTCATAATTGCTTCGAATACGTAAAAAATCCCTTTCATGATCCACAAGTATAACTTCTTGACAAATTTGGGTAAATTATCAATGAAAAATTTTCGAAAATTCTTTAACGAAACTACTGTATAAAAACCCGTACCAGTTACAAAGGTAGATAGTAAAAATAATGAAAGGAATTGTAAGATCATATCCACGTTATATTAGGTGGGTAAAAAAAAAATGAGGTGGATACATTAAAATTTAGATATCTCATCCCCAATGTCTTTTACAATCTTTTGTCCTATGTTACCAACTTCATTGACAGCCTTCTTACCACCGTCCGCCACACTGGTGGCGGCTCCACTGGCAGCTCCTGCTACTTTGTTAGCAGCTTGTTCACCTGCCTTTCCTATATCACCAACGACCTTTTTACCCGCGTCACTAACTTTATTAACCGCTTCTTTGCCAGCATCTTCCAATTTTTTCATGGACATTTTTATAAAGTCTTCTAATAATTTCACGAGCTTCTTACCGATATTAATCAAAGCTTTGACTGCCTCTTCTCCAAGACCAAATACGTTAGTTATCAATTCTCGTATAGCGGTAAACACCACTGTGATCATCAACTTTATAACGTCAATTGGATCGAAAAAATAAACGGCTCCTACTGATGATGAACACACTGTAGATATAAATGATAGGATAGTAAGTGTCGGTGTGAAATATCTAAGCATCCTATACTTTACCAATTACATAGAAATTTTTTAGAATGTCATTATAGTTTTTTCAATTTCCTTTGTCAGGGTTATCCCAATTTCTGGTAAACGTTTAGCGAAATTTAACAATGGATTTACACCAAATAGAGTTGATACCTGACTTATAATCATTTTAATAACAGTCACCGGTCCTATAGCAAAAAAACTATAGGCTGATACTGCAGATATGAGTATTACTAAAATACATGTTATCATTATGGTCAATAAAAGGTCGAAAATCATGATATCTTATATTTTACTAATATAAAAAATATGGGTGATGATTAAATATGATTTACGAAATTTACACAGATGGGAGTTGCCTGGGAAATCCTGGTCGTGGTGGTTGGGCTGCTATTGGGGAGGGTATGAAACTTGGTGGTAATCTGAGGAACACCACCAACAACGTCATGGAAATGACCGCCGTCGTAAAGGCCCTTGAGAAGTGTCTGGAATTGGGAATCCTTTCGGTGCGTATTTTTACGGACAGTAACTATGTGAAACAGGGAATCACCACGTGGATCAAAAACTGGAAACGGAACGGGTGGAAGACTGCGTCAGGGACGCCCGTGAAAAACAAAGAACTTTGGATTGAGATTGACACTCTCACCCAAAAATTGGACATCGTTGATTGGAAGTGGGTCAAGGCCCACAATGGAAATTCTCAGAACGAGGCTGTTGATGCCTATGCGAGGGAGTGTGCAAATATTCTCAGTACTTAGTAGATATGGGTGAAGAGGATGTGCCCCATTGTTGGTGCGACAAACAAGAACAATTATTAGTCAAATGGGCGGAGAAGGCGGCCGGATACCGCTGGCTTCACAATCATGCTAGGTTGTATTACAAGAAGCAGAATGATAGACTTTCATATCCAAGTATTGTCATAGCAAGTTTAACGGGTGTTGGTGGTTTTGCTGTCCTATCCCCAACTGGTGGTGGTTCTGATATGAGCTCAGGTGCGCGTATGAATGTAACGATTATTCAATATATTTTTGCTTTTTTAAACGTAGTTGGGGGAATTCTCACGAGTATTTCCAAGTTTAGTCAATGTCAAAGTTTATCGGAATCTCATTCTTTGATGTGTATTCAGTATTCAAAGTTTTACAGAAACATAGATATGGAATTATCACTTGAAACCCAATATCGGGTGGACGTGGTAGATTTTGTTTCAAAAGCGAGGGAGGAATTCGACAGACTTCTCGATGATGCCCCCGATATTCCGGCAATTTCTATACACGCATTTAATGATGAATTTCCTAATAAGGACCACAAACCAGATGTATGTAATGGTTTGAGTATTATAACCGCATGTGAAACACCCAAAAAAAATAAGAATAAACTTATATCGAGGTGGTTTGCCGGACAGAACAGGAAAAGTATAGATATCTCAAAAGAGATGACCGAAATAAATATTCAATAATACTATAATGACACCCTATGATAAATTTAGAGTTATCATAACTGTTGCATTGTTATATGGTTTTCTTTATAGTATGATGGATCCAGATGAGTTTGGCTTCAGGTCGGCTATCGATCCCTACTATTTTTCATTTACAACGATGAGTAGTGTGGGTTACGGTGACTTGAGTCCCAAAACTGATCGTGCAAAGATGTTGGTAATGACCCAACATGCGTTCATCTTTGGTGAACTCTTAAAGTTATTGTTTAAACGAAAATCTAAGTAACTTAGAGATATTTCTTCATACTATATAAATGAACACTGGAATCCTGATCGCTGGTGGCGCATGCCCGGGTGTCCATAACCTTGTAAATAAACTTACCCTATATGAAAAATCACAGGGTAATAATGTGTTTGGATTTAGACGTGGATTTGGGGGGCTTAACATCAACGATCGTTCTGAAATGCCAACACTTTCACGTGAGTCAATGAATCTCGAAATGGCTGTACACAGTTTAAAGGACATAGAACGCCTATACTGTCTTTGTGGAAATAAGTCTATGGAGAGTGCTGGTATACTCGCACTCGATAAAAGAGTGGAGACGAATATTATCGGTATAGCCAAAACTATGTTTGATGACATCACGGGATTTGAGTCTGTGGGCGCGCGGAGTGCGGCGTTAAAGTTTGAAGAATACGTGGAGGAATCTTATTCAAAGGCTGTATCAGACCACTCAATCGTCTTAGTTGAAATGCCATCTGAAAAGATGATGACGAGAAATATTTACAATAAGGTTACCGATATCGTGAATGGTCTCACAGTAAATAAGATTTCTATGCACCAAATCAAAAACAACTACGATACGAATGGTTACGCCCTCGTTCTCATAACTGGAACGGACGACTATTGGGATATTGTAGAGTTTCTACAGCAAAATACTGACACTGATGTCTGTATCACCAGTCCCAGTTTTATAACACGTGAAATAGAGCCATGCCTCTATGATAAGATACTATCTGAACGGGTAGCTCGTGAGGCATTTGAATGTGCCCAGACTCAGACGAACTTTATCATCGGTGGAGGTGGCACTGTAAAGTTTGAGGATTATCTTGATATAGTGTAGGTATGTTCCGAGAGATGTTCAAGAATCCCAAGTTTGTGGGTGCTCAAACATATCCACCTAACAATGTTATCGTAGTAACAGAGGATGGGATAGAACATTTCACCACACAAGAGTTTGTGTTTAAATCAGAGGCTATAATAGACAAACAATCTAAGGAAGTTAAAGGTACACTACGAGGTAAAGAAAAGATAGTCCAACTCTTCATCGAACCGACAACTCGAAAGAAGGGGAGGTTCACCGTCACGATGTATGAGTTTTGATCCAATAGCTCAGTTGGTTAGAGCGTGGTGCTTATACACCGTATGTTTGAGTGGAGTCACATCCACATAGGGCACGCCAAGGTCACGGGTTCGAGCCCCGTTTGGATCATTTTTACATATGTGTCCCATATGTAAAACTGATTTGAGACCCTAAGTCAATTATAAAATAGGCAAAATATAATGACACTCACGCGTCTTCTTGTGAAGGAAGAAGAGTCTACTAACGGAAAAATCGTCAGCGAGGAAGACGCGAAGGAGGAGGGGGAACCGGAAGTTTCTTCTGCTATCCACAGTTATGACTATGCACTACAAAATTCGGATTAAGGACAGTACCACCCCGGGAGATTTGGATTCTCTGTTTACCCATGCGTGGTCATACGAAAGACCAGTTCAATTTTCATTTGACGTCACTGAATGTAAACGAATATCACTTGGACGTATCCTTTCTATGAAGGGGGTTCTAGATACACACCGCTCAAATTCTAAAAAATACATAGAACATACGAATGTATATGTAAAGTCGCGGATGACTAAGACACTTTTAAATATAGGACTTTCTATAATTAAAACTGAAAAACCTGTTCATATATTCTTAAAGAAAACCTAAGTGGATACCATTCATCGATAAAACCACACTACAAACATGCAAACATACGCCCACTCCAGAGTTCACAAAGTTCATTTCCGTCAAGATGGGGAAGAATGTTTCGCTCCGTGGCTTGAAAGTGATCGTCGCAAACGTGGAATTAAACGGATGAACAAGAGACCCACTCTACAGGAACTACATAGGTTTATTTTCCAGGTTTTGGATACGAAGACTGGGTTAACCATATTTAAACCTTACATCGTGACTGAATCACATGGATCGTCTTTTAAAAAATACTCATTTTGTGGGGTGGGTGGGTACTACGACGGCTTGGTTTTGAATTTATATGCTCCTAACACCAGTGCCGAAGTTATCATGTCTAATATAAAAAAGGCCTTAAACCACATCTACGATAAAATTACCATTCAGATTGAACACAGAACTGGTGAAATTGAGAGCCTCACTAACAGGGGGGAGTCGAGCACGGTTAATCAGCACGGTGCTACACACACCCGATGGAGTTGATGCTAATACCCCCGTTTCAGATGTGCGGGTGTGAGAGTTGGGTATTGTCTTGAAAAAAAATCCTTTCGTCCGTGATGACTGTGACCTATAAGACTTCTATGACTTCTGTCTATAGTTAGGTAGCCCCTAAGATCCTTGTAATAAACTCTCGCACCCCTAGCGATGATGTCTTCGTGTTTCATATCGATGTGATTATCCATAGGTAAGAATTCCTTTTTGTATTTTTTCATATTCTCAACGTTTATGAGATAACATTTTGTACTTGATATCCAACTAACCATTTCAAGTCTTCCTTCTCTTTGAACTGGGAGTCTGGACAGGCAGTGAAAAAAACACATTTCAAAATCGTCACCCTTCTCATCTATAACATTTTGAATTTCGTCATATAAACGGTGTGACTTTACCACTACGTTATCTTCAAATATAACTGCGTATTTTAAATTTTGACTGAAGCATCGTTCATAAAATTCCATGTGCCCTATAAAACATCCGATGGCACCCAAATTAAAGTACGTTATGTCCGGTCTTTGTATTGTTGGGTCGTAATGCATTTCTATAGCTTTTTCAAAATACTCGGGTTCTACAACATCTTGGTACTCCCTCGCAATTCTAACATTTCTGGTGTCTGGTCCATAAATGATTTCTAAGGGTACTTCACGATTGTGACTTTTTAAAAATTGTTTGTGTCGTTTATCTTCATTTTTGAGAGTTAACAGAAAACATTTATAATCGTAGTATGATCTTCCACTCGCCTTGGCGTTTATGTTGATTACGATTATAGCAACTATAATTGACAGTAATATAAACAACGATGTCATACCTACTTAAAAGTTAGAAAATAAATAGAGGTATGGATACAGATACCTTCGTAAACTGGATTGGTCTGGTGAGTGCCGTGCTTATTTCGATCATGTTTATCCCCCAGGTAGTACATGTTCACAAGACCAAGGACACCCACGCTATCAATTACACTTTCCTTGGAATAAATGTCGTAGCAAGTATTTTGGGTTTGGTATACTCTATACATTTCAATGTAGTTCCCATGATCGTCGCGAATACATCTGCTGGTCTCTTTTCCGTCTCTTTGGCTGGTATGAAGTTTGTAAATGGACTTAAAGAGGAAACCCTTGAATATGATATATCCACTCCTGACGTGTAGTCGGTCGAGTGCCCACCGCTCCTATGGTGTAGTTGGTTAGCACTGTGGTCTTTGAAACCACCAACAGAAGTTCGAATCTTCTTGGGAGCTGTTTGGGTGGAGGGAAGG